TCCTGCGAGATTCTTGTCATCCTCGTCTTCGATGAGGAGCCGCATGTTCGTTCTAGCGTTTCGTGACTCAGTCCGGAGCCACTTAGCTAAAGCAGCGTCTTGACGCTGCTTAAGAGCAAGTGGATCGGGGTTCGCGAACTTTGAAAGGAGAGTCCTTCGCAGATACACATCCCCAAACGATGAGCTCATAAGGTCGAGCAGATCGGCCGAGAAAGAGTCAGTCAAGTCTGAGCTGAGGTGGACACTACTGTGTTCCATATTATGGTCTCCTATTGGTAAACCGAGGCAGTCCGTCTTAGTAGACGTTCTGCAACTTGACGAACGTGTCGTTCACGAGAACCTTCGAAGGATCGAAGGCAGTCATGAACATGCCAATGGCATCTTTCCGCTCCTGTTCCGTCGACGTGACGTCGAACACAACATCAGCAGACACGATTGCCGAGCGCACGACCTTGGGATTTGCAACCCCATTGATCGTCTCGGTTTGCACGACGGGAACCGTCAGCACAAGCCGTCCTTTCATCCGTGCGCCAACGCGGCGCAGGGACAGAGTGACCTTGTTTTCACCAATCGGAACGCCGGAGGTTTCAACAACGGTGGCAACACCCTTGTCGATATCCCGAGGCACGAACGTGTGAGCAACAGGCGTTGCAGCCCGGTCTGTGAGGACCAGATTTTGAAGTTGGGGCATGATTAGCTCCGTTTCGAAGTTGCGTTGAGCAACGCGATTGCGTTGGCAACGTGGGTTGAAGTGAAAGGATTCTTCCAGTAGGGAACTGGCCAATCCCAGTTGGTTTTCCTGAGGCGCTGGAATGCAAATTGTTGCATTTCAGTGTAACCCTTCGTGCCGGATACGAAAGTACCCGTACGATAGTGTTCCCAGGAGAGATCACATCTCACGATGCGATCTTCGTAACCACTAACGAAAGTGGTGCCGAGAGTAGCGGTGAGGCCTCCCAAGAAAGCACCGATTGGCACGAGCCAATCGATAACAAACGAGAAAGGAACCAATTCCCAGGCAATAAGAGCTGGATTAACCAACCCTAGCTGGTTCAAGGCCAGGAGAGAGGCGTTACTGACTTTCTGCCAGTAGACCACTTTGACGATCTCTTCAGCGTCACGTTTCAGGAAAGAAAACCCTGCTTAGTCCGCTTTGCCGGAAGGACTCACGAAATCTCGTGGATCCAAGGCAGATTTGATCTGTCGTTCAACTTTGAAGAGTTGGTCCTTAGACCTAAACCCTTCTTTGAGTTGCTCCTGCATACCGTAGATGTCAGACATGAGTGGTTTCCACCCATACTGAAACTCTAACCAGAGGCTAGAGTTCGAAGTGGTCCTCTTGTACAGATGACCCTTTCGCATCGTCCGATAAAGATGGAGAAGCCTGCTAACAGCAAGCGCCAACATCTTCACAGTCTGGCCACTTTCGGCCAAGGCTGTGCCAACGTCGATCTTTTGGTCCCTGATTTTGTTCAGGGCTTCCGTACGCGCACGATTGATCGTGTTGAGCGAGGGAAGGACCACGACCCCTGTAGAAGAGGAGGTGTAACCGACGTTAGGTTTCGGGACGCCATGAGACGCGTCGGACCCGTTGCCCCTATAATTCGTAAAACCGTTAGTTACACGGAGTTCGTAATCGTAAGGGCGCGTAGAACTACGCAAGGCCAACATCCCCCAATCAGTCGGGAGACGAAAGCCGTCCGCTCTGCCACCGGTGACAGGCATAAGCCGCACCGAAATGGCCGACAGCACGGGGTGGGGAGTACCCCCAATCCAGTTGCCATAGGGCCCAGTCAGGGTACGATTCCTGTACTGAGTCCAAGCTTCTCGATTGAGAGTATCCTTCCCATAACTGTTGTTATGGCGAGGTACTCTACTCACGTGGAGCCTCTACAAACTTTGCAGAAAGTGGAGGCGTAGACAACCGCATGTACTCAAGGTTTTGAGCCAGGAGTACATCGTTGTTGCAGGCTGCCCGATCATACCTGATCGGAAAGCCTAGGTCGCTTACGACCAACACTGAATCCCTTGGCTTCAGTGCCAGCTGCGCCACGTCCTCATAGAGGTCGCGACGCAAGAGAACAGACTCGTTCGCGTATGCGTAATGAATCGTGGTTGAGTTGGCCGAGGCCACTACGACCCCGATTATTATGCAGTCGAACATTTGTCCTCACGACTACCAGACTAGCCTAAAGGAGGCATTGCTGGATTGGCAATGGCGCACTATTGCGTGGAGAAA